GCCGGGCTGCCGAGCTGGACGACCTGCGGTTCATGGCCGGCTCGGCTGACAATAACTACCAGTGGCCTAGTGACGTCCTCTCATCCAGAGGTTCAAGTCAGGGCATGACGATCAACGCGCGTCCGTGCCTGACGATCAACAAGCTGCCGCAGCACGTCAGGCAGGTGACCAACGACCAGCGCCAGAACCGGCCCACCGGCAAGGTCATCCCGTCGGACGACTACGCTGACATCGAGGTGGCCGAGGTCTTCAACGGCATGGTGCGCCACATCGAGTACGCATCGGACGCTGATGTCGCCTATGACACAGCCTGTGACAATCAGGTCACATACGGCGAGGGGTACATCCGGCTCCTGACCGAGTACTGCGACGACAACACTTTCGACCAGGACATCCGCATCGGGCGCGTGCGCAACTCGTTCAGCGTCTACATGGACCCGATGATCCAAGATCCTACGGGCGCGGACGCCCAGTGGTGCTTCATCACCCAAGACCTGATGAAGGAGGAGTATGAGCGCCAGTTCCCTGACGCCTCGGTGCGGTCGATCCAGGAGCAGGGCGTCGGCGACCCCAGCCTGAGCCAGTGGCTCAGTCAGGACACGGTGCGCATCGCCGAGTATTTCTACATCCATCACGAGCCGGGCACGCTGAACCTGTACCCGGACGGCCTGACGGCCACGGAGGGCAGCCGCGAGGACAAGGTCGCCCGGCTGCTGTTCGGCAAGCCGTCGCAGACCCGCCGCGTCGACCGCAAGACGGTCAAGTGGATCAAGACCAACGGGTTCGAGGTGCTGCAAGAGCAGGACTGGCCGGGCAAGTGGATCCCTGTGATCCGCGTCGTCGGCAACGAGTTCGAGATCGACGGTGAACTGCACATCTCCGGCCTCATCCGCAACGCCAAGGACGCGCAGCGGATGTACAACTACTGGACCAGCCAAGAGGCCGAGATGCTGGCGCTGGCCCCCAAGGCCCCATTCATCGGCTACGGCGGGCAGTTCGAGGGCTACGAGGCCCAGTGGAAGACGGCCAACGTCAACAACTGGCCGTATCTGGAGGTCAACGCCGACGCGACCGACGCGCTCGGCAATCCGCTGCCGCTGCCGCAGCGCGCGCCACCCCCGCTGGCGCAGACCGGGCTTATTCAGGCCAAGATGGGGGCGTCGGACGACATCAAGTCGACCACGGGCCAGTACGACAGCAGCCTCGGGGCCACGTCCAACGAGCGGTCGGGCAAGGCTATCCTCGCGCGCGAGCGCCAGGGCGACACCGGCACCTACCACTACATCGACAACCTCGCCCGGGCGATCCGGCACGTCACGCGCCAGTGCATCGACCTGATCCCCAAGATCTACGACACAGCGCGCATCGCGCGCATCATCGGCCTTGACGGCGAGGTCAGCATGGCCCGCATCGACCCGATGCAGCCCGAGCCGGTGCGCAAGATCGAGGACGAGGAAGGCAACGTCATCGAGAAAATCTACAACCCGTCAGTCGGCAAGTACGACGTCGTGGCCGTGACCGGGCCTGCCTACGCCACCAAGCGCCAAGAGGCCGCGGAGAGCATGAGCCAGGTGCTGCAAGGCAACCCGGCGCTGTGGCAGGTGGCCGGCGACCTGTTCGTCAAGAACATGGACTGGCCGGGAGCGCAGGAGATGTCCGAGCGGCTGCGCAAGACGATCGACCCGAAGATCCTGGCCGACGACGACAAGTCGCCCGAGCTGCAAGCTGCCGAGAAGCAGATCGAGGAGATGGGCGGGATGCTCCAGCAGATGCAGGGTGCCCTCCAGAACGTCGAGAAGTCGATCGAGGCGCAGATGCTGCGGACCAAGGAGTTCGAGGCGCAGATCAAGGCGTACGACGCAGAAACGAAGCGCATCGGTATCATGCAAGCAGGCATGACACCGGAGCAAATACAAGATACCATCGACGGCACCATCGATGCCGCCATGCAAACGGGCGACCTCGCCCCGCAGACCCTGACACCGCAACTGTGAGATCACCATGTCGCGCATTGTTCCTATCCAGGCTCCAGTAAAAGTCGTGGACTACACGATTTCGGTCATCAACCCGGACGGAACTGTCGCTTCCGCTCCGCCCGCCCCGAGAAGCTAAAATGTCGCGCATCGTCCCCCTCCCCGCCGCTAACACTGTCGTCGACAGCACGGTGGCGATCATCAACGCCGACGGCACGGTAGCAACGCTTCGCGCAGCGGTGAGCCAGTCCGAGCTGTTCACCGCGTCGGGTTCGTTCGTCGTCCCTACCGGCGTCAGCAGCGTGCAGGTTACGGCCTGCGGCGGCGGCGGGGGTGGCGGTGGTGGCCACGCGACGGGCGGCGGCGGCGGCGGCGGCGGCGCAGCTAACCATTTTATCCGCGTCCCTATGGCCGTCACGGCAGGCTCGACGCTGACGGTGACGGTTGGCGCGGCGGGTGCTGCGGGCACGGTCGGCGGCGGCGGAGGAAACGGCGGATTTAGCCGCGTTACGGGGGGCGTGACGCCTCTTGTTCTTGCTGCGGGCGGTGCTGGCGGGGCCGCAGGGGGCGCCGTAAACGGCGGCTCTGGCGGCAGCGGCGGCGGCGTTGGGTCAGGGCCGACATCAACGGCTGGCACAACGGGTGGCGCAGCCGCAGGCGGGGCAGGCACACTGGCTTCTCAATCATCCTTTGCTCCGCTTGTTTTTGGTTCGTCTGGCGCTGCTGGCGCTGGCACGGGCAGCGGCGGCGGAGGCGTGGGCCGTAACTGGTTGGGCGATAACGTTTCGGGCGGGGCCAATATCGGCGGCGGTTCGGGCTCGGGCGGGCCGTTTGGCGCACCGGGCGCTGGTGGCGCAACCAGCGCGGCAGGATCGGCCCCGGCTGCATCCAACTACGGTGCCGGCGGCGGCGGCGGTGGTCAGAACGCGGCTGGCGGGCTTGGCTCAACCGGCGTGGTTATCATTGAGTGGGTGGGGTAAATGGTCGGCAAAACGACGCCTGAACTGGACTCGATTGCAGCCCCAGTAGTCGGCACCGACGAAATGCTGGTGTACCGTTCACCAGGCCCGCTCAAACGATCGACCGCAGCCACTGTGCGGACGTATATGCACACCGGCCTTGGCACGATGGCGACGCAGAACGCCAGCGCCGTGGTCACTACGGGCATTTCGCGTATTGGTGACGGACGGGCCATCAGCAACCCGCCGTCTGCCCCGACGCTGACAGAGGGCGCAGCCGGTTCGCTGACCGGCACCTATCGCTATGCTTACACCGAGACGGACGGAACCGGAACGACTGCGCTGTCTCCCGTTTCGTCGCCAATCACGGTCGCGGCCAAGAAAATCAACGTCAGCGTCCCCGGCAATCGCCGTGGCACTTCGCAACGCCAGCTTTATCGGACAGTCGCGGGTGGGTCTGTCTATAAACTTGTCAAGGATTTTGACGGCGGCGATGACTATTACCGCACCGAGTTTATTGATGATGTTGCAGACGGATCGCTGGGGGCTAACGCTCCAAGCACCAACACTACCTACCTCAGTTCGTTTGAAACTACGGAAAGCGTCAAGTTCTTTCGCACTAACCCCGACCAGGGCGATGGCACGGGAGACCTGACCGTTCTTACCGGCAATGGCGCGTTGGGCGGTAGCGGCGGTGCCTATTCCATTGACTTTTATGGTCCGTGCTTGGGTCGCACTCGCGTCGGGACGGTGTATCAATCCCGCGTTACAGGAAACGTGGGAATGCATTTTCTCGGCTACCACGTAACAGATACTGGGGTGCTTGGCGCATCAGCACCCGCCGCAACGCTGGTTTTTCAAGTCGGCGCAAAAGGTAACTTGGCAATTTCACCGTTGCAGTTGTCTGATCCGTCGTTGGCTGACGGCGCGTCGCTGGCATTCTCGGTGGCTGCTACCATGCCGTCCGCACCGACAGCCACATCTTCGGCCATGCAATTTGCAGTCACGGGTGCGGGGGCTGCATCGTTTACGCAGACAGCTGTGAGCACCGCTTTCTCTGCGGGCTACACAGGAACCTCCGCAACTTACGCGCAAAGGCTGACTAACTCCTCGGCCCACACCGGCATTTCGTTTGGTCTTGATGCGCGGGCTACGGGCGCGGCGGCGCTCAGCATCGGCGTCGCGGGCTTCACAACAGCCGGAACCAAAGCGATGGGCGTTTTCGGTTCTGGCGATGGAACTGAGCCGTCCACGGCAATGTTCCGGTCCGGCATCCCACAGATGGGGGGCGCGTTTACCAACGGCTCTGGCGTCGGGGACATCATCGTTGGCCTGGATGGCACGACGCCTGTATTCTACGTCGAGAACGGCGGCGACACGACGATCAAGAATGTTGGGTCCGTCGCCAAGTTGCAGGTCATCGCGACCAGTGGCGGCGGGATTATGGAAATCCAAGCCAACGGCGGAAATGACGTTAGGGTCGGATCGACCAATAACGTCCCTCTGCTGCTACGGGCAAATGACGCGACGGTTGTTACCGTGGCGACCGGCGGCAATGTCGGCGTTAACGAGTCCGTTCCCGACTACAAACTTGACGTAAACGGCACGTTCGGCTTCTCGCCGGGCGCGTCGGTGACGCCGGTTGACAACGGCGACGTGGTGTTTGAACTGACCAGCAACACGTCGCTAACCGTGAAAGCAAAAGGTTCGGACGGCACCGTTCGCTCCGTCGTCCTCACTCTGGCGTAAAGATCCATGACCCTGCACTCGGACGCTCGCAAACTTAACTGGGCCATGATCGGCGTGATGCTGACGCTCTGCATCCAGATCGCTGTCCTCATTTTCTGGGGCGGCGGCATCAACCAGCGTGTCGCCAGCCTGGAGCGCATCGTCGGCCCTCTTGCCGACGGGACGCTGGCACGCCTCGACGAGCGCACGCAGGCCATGAAAGAGCAACTCGACCGCATCGAAAAGAGGGATGGGGCGTGACCGACATCCCGCTGCCTGACCACCCTATCCGCAAGCACTGGGCTTGGCAGGCGTTCGATCGTCTGTGGCGCCCTACGGCTGGCTGGGTGGTTGTCTTCGGCACGGCCTACGCCGGGTTTATCGGCCACGCTATCGGCAAGCCTATGAACGAGGGCTACCTCGCCGTCTGGCTGACGTTCGCTGCCGCGGTGCTCGGCCTCAAGTCATGGGAAAAACTCAAGGGGGTCGCATGACCAGCTGGATGCCATACGCCCGCTCGCTAATCGGCGTGCGGGAAGTGCCCGGCAAGGGCAACAGCGCGACGATCATGGGCTGGGCCAAGAAGCTCGGCGCGAGGATCCTCGGCATCACCTACGCCGCAGACTCGGTGCCATGGTGCGGCCTGTTTGCAGCTCACGTCATGGCCCACGCAGGGATCGACCCTCCGCCGATCGCCGTGCGGGCGTCGGCGTGGAGCACATGGGGCTGCCGCCTGCTCGTGCCGCGCCACGGCTGCATCTTGACCTTCACCCGCGCCGGCGGGGGTCACGTCGGCTTCTACGAGGGCGAGGACGACACCCACTTCCACGTCCTCGGCGGCAACCAGGGCGACGCCGTGTCGGTCACGCGCATCGCCAAGGACCGACTGTCCGAGATGCGCTGGCCCCTCGGCGTATCGCTTCCTCCCGCGCGCATCATCCGGCTGCGACCGGATGGCGCGCCCGTGACGGTAAATGAGCGGTGAACTACCTTCGCATCATCACCCCGACCGGCTGGCTTGTCATTGCCGCTGTCGGTGTGGTGCTGTTCGGCCTAGCGGGTCTGGCCCGGCCTAGCTTCCTCGGCCTCAAGTTCGACCCGTTCGGGATCGACGCCCGCAAGATGGACCGGCTGGAAAGCCAAGTGTCCGTGCTTGAGCGC